TGCTCGGCCGCCGACCCGAAGTGCGCCGCGCTGATCGAGCGCCAGGCCGCGGTCCGCGCTCGCATGAAGCGCATGAAGGCCGGGATTCTGGACGGCAAGCCGATCACGCGCGGGGCCGATCTGGCGGCGACGTTCGCGGCCGTTCGGAGAGTGAGCGAGCCGCCCGTTCGCCTGCTGAAGCGGGGTGCGAAATGAAATCCGTCGCGCAGATGATCGCGCAGCTTGAAGGGCTGCTCGGCACGAAAGACCTGTCGGAGTGGGAGCAGGGCTTCGTCGAAACGCTCGTCAAGCGCGAGGGCAAGAATCTCTCCGACAAGCAGGTCGAGATCATGGAGCGCATCTACGGGAAGCACTTCGCATGAACACGAACCTCGTCAGCAAGTTCGCACTTGCCCGCGCGTGCGATGCCGTCTTCGGCCGCGGCGTCCTCGGCTTCGCGATCCTCGTGCCGGTGGCGATCTACCTCGGGCTGTCGGACATGAACCGGCTCGGCGCTGCGATCTGCGCGCTGGGCGGCGTGTCGGCTGGCATCGCCATCGGCGCGCAGCTGGTGCGGGGGAGGCTGGAGTGATGGGGCTCATCATCGACAGCTTCGCCGGTGGCGGTGGCGCCTCGACCGGGATCGAAATGGCGCTCGGCCGCTCGCCCGACATCGCCATCAATCACGACGCCGCGGCGCTCAGGATGCACGCCGCGAATCACCCGCGCACGCTGCACCTGTGCGAGGACGTGTGGGCCGTGGACCCCGTGGCCGCTTGCGCCGGCCGGCCCGTCGACCTGATGTGGCTCTCCCCGGACTGCAAGCACTTCTCGAAGGCGAAGGGCGGCAAGCCGGTCGAGAAGAAGATTCGCGGCCTTGCGTGGGTCGCGGTGCGGTGGGCGAAGTCGGTGAAGCCGCGCGTGATCTGCCTGGAGAACGTCGAGGAGTTCGCCGACTGGGGGCCGCTCGCGGAGGATGGCCGCCCGTGCCAGCTTCGCAAGGGCCTCACGTTCCGGCGCTTCGTGAAGCAGCTCTCCAACTGCGGGTACACGGTGGACTGGCAGGAGCTCGTCGCCGCGGACTTCGGCGCCCCCACCACGCGCAAGCGCCTGTTCCTCATCGCCCGTCGAGACGGGCACGACATCGTTTGGCCGACGCCGACGCACGGCAAGGGCCGCGCGCAGCCGTGGCGGGCCGCGGCCGAGTGCATCGACTTCTCCCTGCCGTGCCCTTCGATCTTCGAGCGTGCGCGCCCGCTGGCCGAGAACACCCTGCGCCGGATCGCGCGGGGCATCCAGCGGTTCGTGATCGACGACCCGGCGCCGTTCATTGTCCCCATGCGCGGCACGAGCAAGCCGCACACCAGCACGCACGACATCGCGGACCCGCCCGCCACGGTGAGCGCCGGCGGCACGCACCACGCCCTCATTACCCCGTTTCTGACCGAGCACGCCAACGCCTCGAACCAGCGCAACATGGCCGCCGACGAGCCGCTGCGGACGCAATGCGCGCAGGTGAAGGGCGGGCACTTCGGGCTCGTGGCGCCGACCCTGATCCAGACGCGCAACCGCGAGCGTGACGGCCAGGCGCCGCGCATCCTCGACGTGCGCGCGCCCATGAACACCATCACGGCGCAGGGTTCGCAGGGCGCGCTCGTGGCCGCCTTCCTCGCCAAGCACTACGGGGATCGCGGTCAACGACCCGGTTCGATGTTGGAGGAGCCTTTCGCAACGATCACCGCGCAGGACCATCACGCGCTCGTCTATGCCTTCCTGATGAAGTTCTACTCCGAGGGAGGGCAATGGCAGAGCCCGCGCGACCCGATGCACACGATCCCGACGAAAGACCGGATGGCGCTCGTCACCGTGCGCGGCGAGGATTACTACATCGCCGACATCGGCATGCGGATGCTCCAGCCGCGCGAACTGTTCCTCGCGCAGGGCTTCCCGCCGGACTACATCATCGACCAGGACGCGGACGGCGTGCCGTTCACCAAGACGGCGCAGGTGCGGATGTGCGGGAACTCGGTCTGCCCGCCGGTCGCCGCGGCAATCGTGCGCGCGAACCTCGGCGAGTTGGCGATGGAGAACGCAGCATGACCCTCCTCGCCATCCTCGCCGGCTGGCTGGTCGTCATCGTCTGCGTCGTGGCGCTCGTTCGCGGCGCAAGGAAGGATTAGCACCGGGAGAGCCGCCCCGCCGCGCGGCCTGATCGAGAAAGGAACCGAACCCGAAAGGGACGCACGCAGGGAGACCTGCCTCCAGATGGGCTCTGGAGAGAGGTTTTCTACAGCACCACCACACGAGGACGAGAAGATGCCGGACTACCTAATCATCACCACGCTGGACAGCGACACGAAGACCGAGCGGATCATCCGCGCGAAGAATGAAGCGCAGGCGATCCGGCACATCATCGCCGACACAGTCACCATCGACCGCGCGACCCTCGACGACGCCATCCGCGTCGGCAAGATCGAGACGGCCATCGGCACGCTGGCGGGCGAGCGATGATCCCGAACGCGATCATCGCAGCCGACATCGAGGCCCAGCCGGCCGCCATGCGCGTCACCGAGCCGGGCGTCTACACGATGCCCGCCGAGGACTATCACGCGGACCCCTGCCCGGCCCCTTCGCTCTCCTCCGGCATCGCGCGCATCCTCGTGAGCCAGTCGCCGCGCCACGCATGGATCGCGCACCCGAGGCTGAACCCGGCGCACGAATCCGAGGAGCGGCAGGCGTTCGACCTCGGGAGCGCGGCGCACGCGCTGCTGCTGGAGGGCGCGGACCGGATGGCCGTGATCGACGCGCCCGACTACCGCACGAAGGCCGCCCAGGAGGCTCGGGACGCTGCTCGCCGGGCCGGCCAGCACCCGGTTCTGCGAGTGCAATACCTCGCCGTCAGGACGATGGCCGGGATCGCGCAGGACGCCATCCTCGGGTGCGTGGACCTCGCGGGCATGACGCTCGCCGACGGCGATCCCGAGCGCGCGCTGATCTGGCGCGAGGGCGACGCCTGGTGCCGGGCGCGACCCGACTGGATCAGCCGCGACCTGCGCGTGCAGATCAGCTACAAGACGACGGCGACGAGCGCGAACCCGACCGAGTTCGCGCGGCAGATCGAGAAGATGGGCTACGACCTGCAGGACGCCTTCTACCTACGCGGGGCGCGGGCGAACGGTGCGCCGAATGACGCGATCACGCTCACACTGGTGCAGGAGAACTCGCCGCCCTACGCCTGCGCGTGGATCGGCATGGACCCGGTCTACATGGCGATGGCGAACGGCAAGGCGTCGCGCGCGATCGAGCTGTGGCAGGAATGCACGAAGCGCGACAGGTGGCCCGGCTACCCGCCGCGCATACATTGGATCACGCCGCCGGCCTACGCGCTCGCCAAGTGGGAAGAGCGCGAGGCGGACATCGCGGCGGCAAATGAGGAGATCGAACGATGAGCGCATTCACCTTTCGCCCCGCGATCCGCGAGAACGTCGGGCTCCTGATCGGGCTGGCCGGCGCGTCCGGCAGCGGCAAGACCTTCACGGCGATGCGCCTCGCAAAAGGCATCGCGGGCGACAAGCCCTTCGCGGTCATCGACACGGAGGCCGGCCGCGCGAAGCACTACGCGGACGCCTTCCGCTTCGACCACGGCGACCTCTCGCCGCCATTCTCGCCGGACGCCTACGCGGACGCGATCATGGCCGCCGACAAGGCGGGCTACCCGGTGATCGTGGTCGACTCCGTCTCGCACGAGTGGGCCGGGACCGGCGGGTGCCTCGACATGCAGGACGCGGAACTCGACCGCATGGCGGGCAGCGACTGGAAGAAGCGCGAGGCGTGCAAGATGGCCGCCTGGATCAAGCCGAAGACCTCGCACAAGCACATGGTCCAGAAGCTCCTGCAGGTGCGCGCCCACCTGATCCTCTGTTTCCGCGCCGAGGAGAAGATCGAGATGGTCCGCGGCGACGACGGCAAGATGAAGATCGTGCCGAAGCAGTCGCCGGTCGGCATCGACGGCTGGCTCCCGATCTGCGAGAAGAATCTGCCCTACGAGTTGACGGCCTCGTTCCTGTTGATGGCGAGCGCGCCCGGCGTGCCGAAGCCGATCAAGCTGCAGGAGCAGCATCGGCCGCTCTTCCCGCTCGACCGTCCGATCACCGAGGAGTCCGGCAAGCGGATCGCCGAGTGGGCGTCCGGTGGAGCGAAGATCCAGATGAGAGATGCGCCGCCCGCCGCTCCCGCCGACGCGCCGCCCATCGCGACGGAGGGCGAAGGATTCATCGACGCGGATCAGGTCGCGAACCTCGAGACGATGTGCCAGGACGCGGGAATCCCGGTCGCGAAGTTGCGCGCCGCCGCGAAGGTCGAGCGCCTCGCGCTGATCCTCGCGAGCGACTACCAGCGCGCGAAGGACTGGATCAAGAAGCACATGGTGCAGGCCGCCTAACAATCACCGAAAGGAATCACATGCTCGAACTCGAACTGAACAACGCAACCGCCACGCTGGAGAACGTGAACCTGCGCACCGAGAAGGCCGGCCCCGACAAGGTGCCCGCCGCCGATCTGAAGGTCACCTGCGCGCGCGACTCCGGCGTGCTGGCGCACTTCTCCCCGACCCTTCGCGGGTTCCTGTTCGACGAGAACGGGCCGAAGGACCTCGCGGAAGGTGTGCAGGTGCGCGACCCGCATCTCGGCTACCCGCTTTCCCGCGACGAGGAGATGACGGGCGCGACCGTGAGCATCGGCTACGGCGTGAAGCAGCCGATGAAGTTCGAGGACGCGAAGGTGAACGCCTTCAAGATCACGCCGATGGACGGCGGATCGGTCATCCTCGGCTTCCGCATCCAGTGCCGGCCGACGCCCGAGCAGGTGGGCAAGCTCTACCAGCTCCAGGAGTCCGGCATCGAGCTCACCATCGAGCCGGCCGAGCTGCCGGAGATCAAGGCGGCGGCGTGATCGACGACGCGAAGGTCCAGGCCGACCGGATGCGGGAGTCGGTAAAGGGCTGCCCGTTTCCGAACGTCTATACCGAAATGAACGCGGGCGCGGACACCATCGAGCGCCTGATGGC